ATCTTTGTTTGTAATTGCTCCAAATGTCTTATTGCGTCTGGGTCACTAACTGTGCGGCTCTCTCCGGCTTCGAGCCACTCTTTTTCTAGCTCCATGCCTCGTACTGGATCTACACGCTTTACCAGCCTTATTGCTACCTCGGCATCTGCAACATTACCATATACAAGCGCTTCCATAGCGTCTGCCACATAAATTTCTTCAAGCCTCTCGTTTTCCCTATTTATCTGATTTTCCTCGGCCTCTACATATTTAAGCTCATCTATGCGGCGGGTGCGCAGTTCCTTGGCAATATCAGCAAATGGAACATTTTGACCGCGCAGTGTTGCCACCGCGTTTTGTGTCGCTATATCAAGACCAGTTACCTTGCCTTGACCGATGGCTGTAATAGCCTCTTGTGGATCTTCGCCGATTAAAACGCTATTAATTAAAACTATATTGGCCGCTTCAACAATCTCTCTATCAAACAAGTTCCCATAAGCAGTCACACTTGACGGTGCGAAATCTTGGCGCGTCATTTCTTGCATTCTGCCCAGCTTCAAATTAGTCATATCGCTTGGGGTTAATGGCCTATATGTTTTTTTGCCATTAGCATCAGTCGTCTCCAGGCCTTGCTCAATAATAGTGGCGAGCCCCTCGAACATCCCCAATTGGTTTGAAATCCAATTGGATTGGGAGCGTGTTTTCTGTTCAGCAATATAGCTATTTTCATATTGTGAGTACTTGCCATTGGCCCAAATGCTTAGACCGGCACGAAGCTTGCGAGATACGCCAGGGCTAGTTTCGTCAAAAGTGGCAGCAAAACCGTGTGTTACAGCGTCTATATCATCTAGAATGGTGGCTGGATTTGTACTGTTTAATTCTGCATTAGTCAGAATTTCGTTAATGCGTTTACGCGCTTCGAACTCAACTTCTGTTTGCGTGATATCCAGTGCAGCCTTACGGGCCGCTCGGTCAAAAACAGTGCCAGTACCACCAGGCAACTCAAGCTCTTCACCGCTCTGAAATGCGTCGCGCAGTTGCTCCGCCGTTGGGGCGTTCTGAGCGCCATACTCTGCGCCCTCAATCTGTGCCTCAATGTTGGCCTGCTGTGCGAAGAACTGAGACATGCGGTCCATAGAGCTAGAAAGCTGGGCCATTCCACGCTGAATAGCTTGGGCCGGCGCTGCTGTCTGTTGCGGCGTGTATAGGTTCATATTTGCGCGGCGTGTTGTTATACTACGTTCAGCCATTAGTTGGTGCCCCCCCAGATGGCGCACCACCAGTTTTCAGAGCCTGACTAAAGCCGGTGAAGGTGTCAGCAGCCGCTGACATCATACCATACTGAACGGCGTATTTGCCGGCGGTTCTAAACTGATTTGCGTTTCGTTTACTAGCATCAAGCGCCAACATTGCGTTTGTTCGCGCCATTCCAAAATCACCGACCCCGATGTTCAGGGAATATGTGTTAATCAAGTCTGCACTTTCGCCGGAGGCAAAGGGGTTAAGACCGCCGGCGGCGGATCGGGCAGTTGATGCGGCCATGGCTCGTTCCATATTCCTAAGCGCGGCAGTGCCTTGGTTCTTATAGTTAACCGCATCTGTGCGGCCCTTGATTTCTTCGTTTCGGGCCTTCATTTCATATTGTACTTGTTCCGCCTGAGATGAACGTACCTTGGCAACTGCGCTAATGACCGTGCCCATAATCTGAAGTGCTGCTGCCATTTTTACGCTCCCACGCTGACTTTAAAATCAAGCGACAGCACTGTCATAAACAGCGGCTGACTTTGAGAAATTGTGATTTGTGCTTCTCGGTCGTAACCGCGAAAGCCTGATGTTTTTCGGGGGCCTGTGAACGCGGGAACCGCGCCCGACCCAGACAAGGCACCTTGTGAAAGATTGATTTCTTTACCGTTAATCGTGATGTTTTGCGTTGCAAATAAAAGAGGCGTTACCTCCAATACCCGCCGCTTCTGGCTCTGTTGTGACCCGCTGGCCATGCGAGGCTCAAACGGCTGCGTCTTGACCGTGATATCAAAATTAAGGCCGACCTCTGCATATGTGGATGGCACTCCACCCAGAGTAATGTTTCCGCTGGCGACAGTCGCATCAGGGTCTACAAGATCGTCCCTGATGGCCTTGACGGTCTTGCCATTTAAGTGCGCCAAACCACCGGCGGTCGTGTTACTGGGGACCGCTTGATCTGGCGCTAATGGATTGGCATAATACTGAACCGATGCATCAGTCGTGCGGTCGTCGTCGAATGTCTCCAGGTAAAACTTAGTCGCGCCCCCGATAGTCCGTTTTACCACTGTGTAAATAGTGTCCAAGTCTACAGCGACGTCCACAAAGTCACCGTCTGTTGTCCAGCTTGCCGGCGCAACAATCTGTTGTGGCCGGTTGAGCATATACGCAGTAATCGACCCCGCGAACCCGATACTAGACGCTCTGTATCCAGCAGTGTCAGGGCCGTTTACAACCATTAACAAATCACCTTCGGTCGTATCAGTCGCCGGCCTAAGAGCCATGCGCTGCGGATCAACGAGCATGTGTGAGCTAAGAAGTGATACGTTATTGGCCACGTAACTTAACTCAACATCGCTGAACAACATTTCGCGCAACGCTTTACCCTGCCGCTGGATGAATAGCGTACCGCCTTCTGCGGCCTGGGGCCGGATGCCAAGCTTTGAGCCACGACGTGTGGCGGATTTGATCGTAATGTTGGCTGGAGTGATGGGGTCCAAATTTGCTTGTGGTACAAAAAACTCTGCGCCCGTGGTAAAGATTTGCAAGTCTCGACCAGACCGCATGGCGGTAATCGCGTTGACGCTATCCGTCGTCAAAGTCGCGGCGATAGCGTCATCGTCTAAACCTTCAGCCGCTTTGAAGTTAAAAAACTGACCGACCTTAGAGCCCCACAATGTGGCCGGCTGTGAAGCGCCGCCACCAAACCACAGACGGCCTTCGTGAAAAGTGGTGGTGCGAGGCCATCCGCGCGTGTTCGACCAAGCGGTTTCGTGTCCTTGTTCAAGTGTCCATTTGCCGGTAGCGATTGCCGCCGTTGAGAAAAAGGGAATTTCTGTAACGGCTTGCACTACAGTGCCACTGGTGCGGCTAATAATCCGAGCCCGACCAAAATCTGTGTTGTCGGATATGTACTGATCAACCATGGCGTCCGTGAATTGAGACACGCTGGCCGTCAATGTGATTGTGCCGCTCACCGCGCTGGGGGTTAATGTCCCAGAAGGAGTGGTTTCCGCGATTGTAAAAAGTGACTTTGGAGCCGTCAGGCTCAACGCAGCAACAGTCCAAGTCGAATTGTTTGCGCCCCGCACAATCGAAAACGGGGCAAAGCCCTCATTTACAACAATCAGAGTATCCGCACTTTGCGTAAAATACGTTTTGTCCATGTCAATGGCGCTGGTGTCGTAAAGCGTTCCGACGCCAAAATCAAGGTAACTATTGCTGGAGCCGTTGATGCTTCCAAGCAAAGTTTGGTTGGCATAAAACCTCAAGCGTATAGTCGATGATGCGTTGAAAACTGATGCGACAATCATAAAGTTTTGGGTCGTAGAAAATTCAAATGGCATAAGCAAGACGCCATTGCCTGGGTTGTCCGCTGTCAGGTCGCTTACGAACCGCAAGCCAGGGCGACGGCTAAAACCACCCTGGGGCTCAAACAAAACGTTGTCGGCCAGAGCCACTGACGAATAGTATTGCTGTAAGTCTATCCGACCGCGCAGCAGCGGGTCCAACTCGCCTACTGTAAAGCCAGCCTGGTATTGCTTCAAACGGCCCATTAGCGGAGGTCCGTAAGTATGTAATCTGAGATGACTGAGGGGCTTTGGCCAGCGGCGTCAATGTTGACGGCTTGGCGGAAATACCCGCCTCGTTGGCCCTCTCCAGGGCTCCCAAGGGCGACTGAGCGCCAGTATTCGCTCTTGGTGGTTTGGTCAGTGATTACCTCGGCCATATGCCATGCGAGTTGGTAGGCTAGAAGCTGGATGAAATATGATGGCATCACGCCCTCATTCACAGCTTTTTGGTAATCAATGTGAATTTCTGTAGCGTTTGTCATCAACACCGGCAAGCCAGCGGCCCCTTGTGCGATTTCCCACGCTTTGAATAATGCGGCACCGGATGCGCTTGATGATCGAACAGCGCGCGGAACGCCCAGTAGTGTGTCCGACGGAATTATATATTGGTAAGTCCACTCATTCGCCGGTGTCGCGGTGTCGCGCGCTAGCTGAGTTTTGGCGAGGGTGAAAGACCAAGGATACATTGCAAGCGTAGTTCTGGTTAATTCGTTATACATCGAAGAACATGCGTCAGAAGCTACAGAGCCATCTGTAAAACTGGTAATTGCTTCAGCGCCTAAGAACATTAGAGCCTTGTTGCAAATACTAACCTGGGTGTCTCCGGCCGCCATGACAGTCTCCTAAATAAGTTAGCGGGGGACGTTGCCGCCCCCCGCCGGTATTTTTAGTCACTGTCTGTCTGAGCGACAGTTGTACCGTCGCTGATGTCCACAACGCCGGAAGCGTTGCTTAGAACGATACAGATAGACATCGTTGGCGTGTTGTTGTCATAAACAAACAAAACGTCGCCGATAGCCAAGAGCTGCGATGCAGCGTTGAAATAACCCGCTGAGTTTACAGCCGCGATTGCGTCCGCTGAAGTGTAAGACCACATTGAACTGTTAGAGCCTTTTTTGGACTGACCACCTATTGGGTTAAGTCCAGTTAACGCGTAAGCCATTTTTTAAACCTTTCTATGTTTATTCGGCGCAGACGACATCTACGATGCCATCCACGTCAATAGCTGCGGCACCCATGGAAAGCATCGACGTCACCAAGAAAGAGGTTTTCTCAGGGATGTAGTTGATTTCAGTTTTAGGAGCGATACCCACCGCGCAACCGAGCGCAGAACGGTGGAAGGCGAAGCAAGTACGGTCGGAGCTTGCTAACGGCAGGCCCCCTTCGTCACGGTCTCCGACGATGTGGAACGTAAAGCCCATCATCTGGTTGATTGAGCCTTGGACCAGTGCTTGCAGCGTCTGAAAATCAGAGCTTATTGCGCGCTCGTCTGAGAGCAATCCAGCCAGGTTGTTGGCGTGGATTACAAAATGACGATCTGTCATAGGCACGTTAGCAGCATCGAGGCCTTTTTTAGCGGCGATGATTTTACCCACGTTGAGGTTCGAGTTAGCTGCCGAACCGGACGTGACCACGTTCTTGGCGACAGTTGTGCCGGCGGATGCCGCTTGCAGAGCATCGATGAGGATCTGGTCTTCACGACGGCCTATAGCATTACCAACCACTTGAGCCAGCTCACGACGTTCGTCGAAGTTGACCTTCTGCTGATTGAAGATGTCTGAGTACTCGGAAGCCACATAGTCGGCCAATGAGACTGAGACTGAGGAAAACGAAGCATTGATAGGAACCACATCAGATTGCGGTACACGAATAGACGCTTGGCCTTTTCCTACTTTAGGAAATTTTACAGCGTCGCCTATGACGCCAGTACGCATGCGCGCAGCACCTCGAAGGACTGCACTGGCCTGATAAGCCTGATGCACTTCCGCTTCGAATAATTGCACGAATGCTGGGGATAAATTCGTTGACATAATATACTCCAGCTTGAACCAAAAAGATAAATCGCCTTTTAGGTTGTCGGAGTATCTCCGGCCTCTGGCTTCGCGGATGCGTCCGCGCGCGGTGTATTTCTACACGCCAGACCGGCCCAGTTGGGTTGTCAGTCAACTCCCCTATATAGCACAAGCTGGGGCTTGTAAACTTATTAGATGTTACG